GTTTCCCCCCTTAAGGGCAAAAAGAGGGAGTTTTTGCAATGACCAAAAAGGGCATGGGCGGGGTCAAGCCGCGAGCCTTGGCAAAACGGCCAGCACGAGTCAAGGTCAAAACCTTGACGCCGGAACTCAAGAGCGGCAACCTCATCGGTGGTCGGCCCAAACTGGCCTTCCAGTTCACGCCCCCGAAGCGCCACTCGAAATGCGACTCTCTCCGGGAGGCCGCGCGGCGCTGCGGGATGTCGTCGAAGACGCTTCAGGGCTGGAAGGACGCGGGCCTGATCTCCCAGGACGCCGACGGCAAGTGGGACACGGCGATCATCAAGGACGTTGCCGAGAACCGGCTCCTGGAAATTGAGATGCTTCGGGACGAGGGCGAGAGTCGGAGCCCGGCGATCGAGCGGCTGCGGTCTGCGAGGGCATCGCAAGAGGAGTTGAGGCTGGCGCAAATGCGCGGGGAGTTGATATCGGCAGCGGATGTGCAAGAGGGCTTGGTTGCCCGAATCCAAGCCGTCCGCCGCGTAATGCAAGAGATCCCGAAGCGGCTTGCGACACGCTTGGTTGGAATCGCGGACCCTTGGGACATCGAGGAGAAACTGCGGGAGGAGATGGAGCGCGTATGCAATGCGTTTGCATCTGGACAAGAGAACGAAACGCGAAAGGAGAAGTGAATCATACTGGTACGAATTGAGGGCGATCTTGCAGAGCAAAGAACAGCGTTTGGTAATCCGTGGATTCATTTGCTTATGAATTCGATTTCAAAAATGGAGCTGCGTGATATTCCAGCGGACGGGATGGCGGCACTCCGCTCCTCGGTTGTAGAGCGGATACTACACCAGAAAGAAGAAATTCTTGCGGCGTTTGTGGCGAAGTTTGGTTTCCAGCCCGAGGAGTCCGAACTCGTGACGGAGCGAGGGGATAACGGAACAGAGCAATGGTATGTGCGCTTGAAAGCGGAATATGACGAGACGGCGGGGCGGATCAAGGAACTGGAAGACGAGGTTGCGTTTTGGAAAACGCGGCACGGAGTCGTGGCGGACAAGAATGTGGCACTGAGAAAGCGGACTGAGGAACTGCAAGAGCAAGTAAGAAGCCACGAAAACGCGGCTATGGCACAGGGGCTAATTCCGCCCGGAACGACTTTGTGGGATTTGTGGGAATCATCTCAGGAAGAAAACACAGAATTACAGGCGCGGATCAAGGAACTGGAAGCGCAACTTGGAAGAGAGAAACGCGATTACCTGTACCACGGGAACAACGAACAAGCCATCGCGCTCATTGCGGAAAACAAGCGGCTGAAGAAAGATAGAGACGATAAACATGTCCCGCTTGAAACCGTACAGATTGGAGACCATCCCTATATGTGTTGCGCGGGGTGTCCGTCCGTGACGGCTGCGATTATGAGGATCAAGAAACTGGATGCTGGCCTTGCTCGGCAGGCAGCGCGGATCAAGGAACTGGAAGGCGAGAACGGAAGCCCTGCGCTGGAGCGTATCCGTAACGCGCAGGCCGAGTTGTTGGAAATGAAACTCCGAGCGCTGAAAGGCAAATAGATTGACCCTGTGGTCTGACGCCGAACGCGCGGCCTGGCGCGTCTCCTCCTACAAGACATTGTCGGCCTGGGCCGAGGCGAATATCGTTTTGCCCGAGGCGTCCACTGAACCCGGCCCGCTCAGTCTCAGCCGCACACCCTACCTCCGCGACATCCTGGACGCGATATCCACGCCCTGGGTGGAAGAGGTCACGTTTCCCGCCGGTGCGCAGATCGCAAAGACCACGCTGGAAATCATCTTGACGTGTTGGAACCTGGAGCACTACCGCCTCCCGGCGCTCTTTGTCATGGGCCGCGACACCGACGCGATTGCGCTTTGCCGGGACCGCGTGAAGCCCACCATCCTCGCGTCTCCGAACTTGGCGCGGCTCGTAAGGTCCCCGTCTCGGGATCTCAAACAACAGGAGATTCACTTGCAGGGGGTGGACGCCTATTTCGACACGGCGGGGAGCGCGGCGGCTCTTTCATCCAAGCCCGTCGGCGTGGTCTGCTTTGATGAAACCCATCTGTATCCGGCAAGCGTGGAAGGCGAAGGTGACCCGATCCAGAACGGGCGCGTCCGCACATCCAACTTTCCGGGGCGGAAGATCATCAAGACTTCCACGATGACAGACCCGTTCTCTCTGATCTGGCGAGAATACCAGAACGGCACAATGAAGACGTGGATGCAGCCTTGCCCGCACTGTGGCGCGTTCTTCGCCTACAAGTTCGCGCAAATCAAGTGGCCCAAGGATCAGAGGGACCCCGACACCATCCGCACGGAGCGCTTGGCGTGGTATGAATGCGAGCATTGTGGGGAACAGATAGCCGAGAGCCAGAAAAACGAGATCCTTCAATACGGCGCCTATTTCACTGACAAGCCTTTGCCGCGCCGCCCGTCGCATGAGAGTTTCCACGTCTCCGGCATTGCTTCTCCGTGGCGTAGTTTTTCAAGCGTGGCCGCGTACTTCCTGGAAACGCAGAAGGAAACCGACGCGGCGCAACGTGCGGAGAAATTGCGATCTTTCTACAACCTGATCCTCGGGGAGAACTTCGTGGACCGGCTTCAGGTCATGGACACCAAGCGCAAGGAGATCACGACGGCGGGCGTTGTGCGGGGCACTGTGCCGAATGAATGCCAGATGTTGACTGCGGGCGTGGACTGGCATGGCGAGAAGAAGGGACTCTACTGGCAGGTATGGGGCTGGTCTGGCGGCGGGGAAAGCCACTTGGTGGACTACGGCAACGTGTTTTCCATCCCGGAGTTGGAGGAATCGCTCTTGGAGAAAAAGTGGTTAAGCGCCGACAAGAAACGCCAGTTCATGCTTATGGGCGGGGCGGATATGGGCTATGCCGCGCAGATCGTGTACAGGTGGACGCGAAAGATCTTCCCGCGATTCAGGCCGACAAAGGGCGACGGGAATCCGGACTCCGTTCCGTTTCGCGACGCGCGAATTGAGTACAAGGAGGGAACGAAGAAAATCCTTGTGCGCAACTTCACGCGGCTGCACGTCAACGTGAACTACTACAAGGACTCCCTGGCCCGCGACCTGGAGGAGGGACGCATCCACTGGTGCAACCCACTGGAGGAATGGGTACTTGAACACATGGAGGCCGAGGTCAAGGTCAGGGACAAGGGCAAACTTGTCTGGCGTCCGAAGTACGAGAGCATCGCAAACCACGGGCTGGACTGCCGCGTGATTGCCCATGCCGTTGCAGAGCGGTTCGGCTCGCTCGCGTTGCGCAAGCCGAAGCCCAAGCCGGACCATCGCGGGGTGCCGGTGGGAGCAAGGCCGGCAGCGCCGCCTCAGAAGAGACCCGGATTCGAGGAAGCCGTGCAGCACGACGCGCGCGCATTTCGCGGCGGATCAAACGCAGGAGCCTATCAAGGCGGAAGGAGGCATTGAGAATGGCAAACCACAAAAAGCAGAAATTCACGTTGCCGAAGAATGACGATGGGACGCCGCGTCTATACAAGACCGTCGGCGAACCGCAGATCATCGTGGAAGAGAACTCCAAGGCGCTATGCTGCGGGCAGCAAATGCGAATTGTGAACAGCAATGTCCTAACGTGCGGAGACTCACGTTTTCGAGTTCGCTACTGGCAATGTAAGAAGTGTCTGCGCACAACAAAAACATCGGACCCGATAACGCTTCCGTAAGAACACTCTTTCTATCTATAGAAGTGAGTCTATAGACATAGATTACCTTTGGCCTAATCGTAAATCCAGAACGCCGGAAGTTTCGGCGCACAAGGATTTATGATATGGCCGTTTCGTCCACCCGCCTCGCAACTCTCGAAGCACGCCGCGTTTCTCTTCAAGCCATCTATGACTCCTACGTGAACGGCGTCGAGGAGTACACCTCGCCCGCCGGAACGCGCATCAAGCGAATGCCGTTTGAAGTGTGCGCCCGCGAACTGAAGTCCATCGAGTCCCAACTTGAACAACTGAATGCAACCGGCGGTGGCCGCATCCTGTTTCAGAGGAGCACGGTATGACGGTGTTGAACACCTCCGGCTCCCAAGCGTATCTCGGCGCGGTCTTCAATCGTTTCACGGCGCACCTCGCGTCGTGGTGTCAAGGGGCGCATGACGATATCTCCAACGGCACGCTGGCCACGGTACGCGCGCGGTCCCGATTTCTCTTCAACAACTCCATCGCTCAGGCCGCGGTCAATGCCATTGTGCGGCGCGTAGTCGGGGCGGGCATTGAGTATTATCCCGGCCTCAATGGAGCGGACGGGAAGTATCTCCGTGCTGAGGCCCTTGCGCTTCAGGCTCTGTGGAAAACCTATTCCGCCGACATGAACACGCGCGGTCTTTCATGGCATCGCTTCTCCAAACAGATCCTCACGACGTTTCTCAGGGACGGCGAATGCTTCCTCGTCAAGTGGGACAATCCCGGCAAGCGGATCAGCCGGGAGTGGCAACTGCTTGAGGGGGATCAGGTCTGCGATGACCCGGCTACGGACCAGATCGCCGAGGGCAACATCGTCCAGATGGGCATTGAGATGACGCCAGCCGGACGGCCCGTCGCCTATCACTTCTACGCCGACGGTACGACCTCATCCACAACTACGTTCGCAGCCGCGCAGACCGCGTATCGCAAGACTATCCGCATCGCGGCAGACCGCGTGATTCACTACTACAACGGCGCGCGTTTCGAGTCTCCGCGCGGTATCCCGCTACTTGCCCCGGTCATTCTCTTGCTCTCTGACGAGGAAGAGTGGCGCAAGGCGGCCTTAACTCAAGCCTGGGTGCAAACGTGCCTGACAGCGTTCCTTTCGAGTGACGATCCAAACGCGGCACAAGCGCAGTTCTCCGCAAAGATAGACTCGGAAGAGGATCAAACGCCAACGGCAAACGCCGGACTGGACCACGCGGCACTGTCCGCTGGCGAGATGCGCGTGCTGTCCTCCAACACGAAAGTGGACATGGTAGAACCCAAGGCGCCGTCTGCGCAGTTCTCCGATTTCGACAAGGCGATTTTCAAGACGATCTCCGCGACGTTGGGCATCTCCTACATCGCGTTTCTGCGCGATTTCGAGGCAACCACCTACAGCGGCGGGCGGCAGGCGGACAACGAGGATCGGCTCACATACCAGGGCTTCGCCCTGGAAATGGATGAGGTTGTTCTTGTCCCGTTCTGGCGGGAGTTCGTGGCGCACGTCTATGACGTTGCGCGGCTGCTTCCCCCAAGCGCCGCCGTTGCCCGCGACTCCGTTTTCATCCAGCACCCGCAGCCCCGGGAGATTGACCCGGTCAAGGAGCAGGACGCCTACGACAAGGCCCTCGACTCCAAGACCATCAGCCCGCAAGACGTGTGCGCCAGGCAGGGCCGCAACTTCCACGAAGTCCAGGATCGAATCGCCGAGGCCGAGGAGTATGAACTTCAATGCAGACAGCGGGCGATTGACGAGCGGGGCAGGTTTTTCGAGGCCGCGATTGTTGAGGCGGAGCGCATCAACAAGGCCCATGCGGGCGCTTCTGTGGACTGGCGCGAGGTTGCCGGGATTACCGACACCTCCAAGCCCACCGCGCCGCCTGTACCCGCGCAAGAGCCGCCTGCTGAGCCGCCGGACGCCACGCCTGATCCAAACGCACCCGCGCCAGATGAAGCGCAGGCATACGTCGGCGCGCCACGCAAGAGCGCCCACTGGTGGAATCGGTTTTCCGGGAGGACTGACAGATGACGGACCAAAGGCTTTCGCGCATTGAGCAAGCGGTTTTCGGGACACCCTGGGCTATCACACCTCAGATGATGCAAGTTGTCTGCGGCGTTGTTGCGGACTGGGCGGCGGGAACGAAAAGCGCCGCGTACTCAGAGCAATACCGCAACAAGCCCCTGTCGGTAGAAAGCCTCAATGGCGTTTCGGTTATCCCGATCCACGGCGTCATGGCGAAGCGGATGAATATGTTCCAGGAAATCTCAGGCGGGGTTTCCACCGAACAGGCCAGCGCCGAGTTCCTCTCAGCCCTGGAAGATCCCGGCGTCAAGGCCATTGTCTTCGATATTGACTCCCCTGGCGGCGTGGTGAACGGCTCGTTTCAACTCGCCGATCTGGTCTACGCGAACCGCGGACGCAAGCCCATAGTGGCGATGATTGACGGCCTCGGGGCCAGCGCCGCGTACCTGCTTGCCAGCGCCGCGGACAGGATCATTGCCAACGACGCCGCCCAAGTCGGCTCTATCGGCGTCGTGTCGTCCTTCCTGGACGGCTCCCGCGCGGAAGAGAACGCCGGATATAAACGAGTAACGATTATCGGCGGGAAGTACAAGACGGCGGGCGCTCCCGGCCTGTCTGACACCGAATCCGCAGCCTACCTACAGGCGGGGGTTGACGAGTATTACGCTAAACTTGTTGGGCGTATTGCCCGCAACCGCAGTGTCTCCGCAGACGTTGTGGAACGCGACATGGCCCAAGGCCGCGTCTTCATCGGCGATGAGGCGCTTGCCCGTGGGCTGATTGACGAGATTGGAGGTCCCGATGCCGCGATGCTGACGGCTCGGTCTCTGATAAACGGACGGCGCACAACGCCGCCCAACACCATGTCACGCGGCGAACCGCGTGGAAAGGACACCCGTATGGAAGAGCAAGACAGCAAAGAAGCGGTGGCCGCGCAGGAAGCCGCTCCCCCCGCTGCAACCGAAGGGCCGCCCGTGACGGCGGAAGAGAAGACGGCGACCCCTGTTGTTATCAACTCGGAAGCCGCCAAGGAAGTCACGGCTCACTATCAGGCCATTTTGACGGCCTGCGGGACGCTCGGTCTGACATGCGCCGAAGCACAGGCGATTGTGGCCGCGCATCCCGAGGACACGGTGGCCGCGTTGCTTTGCGCCGCCACGACTGCGCAGGCGAAACACGGGAAGCCCGTCGCGATTGCGGCGAACCACCAGGACACACCCAACACCCCGACCTTGGAGAAGAAAGTCCAGGCGGAACTTGACGGCTTCGCCGCAGTGCGGGCCGCACAGAAGGAGGGATAGGACATGAGCACCAAACTCGGGCAGAATGCCATCACGGTGAACGATGTTGACACGGTGATTGCGGGTCCGGTCGTAACCTCGACTCTGCTGATGGATTCCACCGTTCCGGCTCTCAAGGGCCAGGTCGTGAAATACGACTCCAGCGCTCACAACTGGGCGCCGTTCACGTCGTGGACCGCCGGAGATATCATGGCGGTTTTCTATGACGACAACCTGCACGTGGACGCCGGAACCGCCCTGGGCGCCGACACCTATGCCGTCGCTATCGTTGGCGGTGAAGTCAACCGGTATGCCCTCGACACCACGTCCCTGGCCGCTGACGCCGCCAACGGCGATCTCGAGGCCGGAATGCGGCAAAACGGAATCTACCTGCGCGGCGCGGTTTCCGCGTAAAGCAAGAAAGGAAGGAGGAACAGTAATATGGCGACCGTAAACGGTTACACCCCGCAGGCACTCACCGTCAATGTTCACGAAATCGGCGGCGGGCAGAACCTCCTGCTCAACAAATACTTTCGGAGGCGCGTGACGAATCCTACGCAGTACGTGACCCTGGGGAACACGAATGAGAACATTCGCCCCATCCCGGTGTCGAAGAAAAGTGGGCCGGGCGTACTTCTGACGCACGCCTCGGGAACGCTTAAGTCCATTGAGGCTCCGCGCCTGAATCCGATCATCCCGATTGACGAGCAGTTGGCGATGCAGCCCTACATCGGGAAGACGTTCCAGGGTTCGACCACGAACCTCAATGCGTCCACGATGGAGCGCATCACCAACAAGCAGCGCACGCAGCGCGGGTCCATTGACCTGACGCTGGAGATGTGGTGCGCCGACGTGTTGGGCGACGGGCTGGTGACTCTGACCGACATCAAAGGCACGGCGATTCATACCGTGGACTTTGATTACGTCGGGGGCACCGGAGAAGATGCCAACGTTCACGCCGCTCTGTCCGGCACCGATGCGTGGGACTCTGACGAGGCCGACATCCTGGGCTTCCTGGAAGAGATGGAGCGCCAGATCCGTGCCTACTCCTCGTATACCGGGCCGCTGGATGTGCTCTGCGGCTACACCGCGCTGGCGAACGCCCGCAAGAACAAACAGGTGAAGGAAATGCTGGACAACCGGCGCATGGAGTTCGGCGGGCTGGCCACGATGAACGCTCAGAACTACTGCGGCACCATCGGCAACTTCCCGCTCTACAAGTACCAGCAGAGCGCGATGGCCTCCAGGTCCGACACCAGAACCGACCTCTGGGACCCGAAAACCATCTGCATGTTGCCGTCCAGCGGCGACGGGCTTTCGATCCAGTTCGCTGCGGTCTGGGGCGCTGCCTCGGAAGGCGCGGACCTGGGATTCATCCAGACCGAATACTTCGCCCATCAGTACCGGCAGAACAACCCGGCGGCGGACTTCCTCAGCCTCGAATCCAGGCCCGTCCCGGTCATCGAAGACCCGCGTGTCATTCGCGTCTGCCAGGTCGTCGCGTAGCCCCGCAAGAAAGGATGGAGCAACCACCATGCGCAAGCAAAACCTCACCATCACCATCACACTCTTGGCGATTGTCGCTCTCGTTTGTCTCTGCGGGACGGCGAGCGCCGGGGATGTGAAAGGGTACTCGGTGACCGTCACGATGGACGCTGGATCAAGTATCACGTCCGTCGTGATTCCGCTGGCCAAGTCTGAAATCAAGGACGTATACGTTTGGGTTCCCACGCTGGATTCCGGCGATGGAACGTCCATTACGTTACGCCAGACCGTCCTCGGGGTGGCAACCGTCACCCCGCGCGGATGGACTGACAAGGGCGTTAGCGGCACAGGGGACAATGCCATCGTCCTCTGCAATTCCAGCGTGCTCGACGTTTTCTGTGACGGCAACGTGACCGTTGCGTTTCAGACCACGACAAATCAGGCTGCGGACCGAACGTTCAAGGTGACGATTTTCGTCAGGCATTAGCCCCGCCCTCTCCCCTTGGCGGCTCAAAGGCGGGGGCGGCTGGCAACCGTTCCCGCCTGTCTTTTAACGAGAAAGGAAAACAAAATGAGACGATCCATCATAACCCTCATGGTGTGCGCGGCGCTCTGTGCGCTTGCGTTCGTGATTAGCCCGGCGCAAGCGTCCGCGGACCAGGGCGTATTCGGATACAGCGCGACGTTCACCCTGGCGATCAATACGTCTTCGGCGTCCGTTGTCATACCCATGACAAAGGCGAACATCAAGGACGTTTACCTGTGGTGCCCGACGCTGGACTCCGGAGACACCGCGACGATGTACCTGACTCAAACGATTTCTGCGGTCTCCACCGTTGTGCCGCGAGGCTGGTCTGATAAGAGCATCGGCGCGACTTCCGACAACGCGATTATCCGATGCAACACGAACGTCTTGGACATCTACGGCGACGGAAACGTCACGGTGACGGTTACAACCTCCACGGCACAGGCTGCCGCGCGCACGTTCAAAGTGCTGATCCTCGGAAGGCATAAGTAACATGACGTTTCAGGCGCAAATGCAATCCGATATGGCGGCGGTTCTCTTCGGCAACGATGAGTTCGAGGAAACGCTGCTCTATTACGCGGCTGGCGCGGATGAGGGGAAGTCCATCAAGGGCATCATCGAACGCAACCCGGTCATGGACGGCGTTTTCGTGGACGGCGAGTTTGAGACGCGAACGGCTCGTATCACGATCTCAATGGATAACCAGATAGGGATTGCGGAGCCTGCCCTTGGAGACAAGGCAACTTTCGATGCGCTGGACTGGTTCGTGGCGGATGTGAAAACCTCGCCAAACGAACAGGTTGCCATCTTGACTTTGAAGATCGTGGAAGCCGTCCAGAAGGGCGCTCAGGCGCATTTCATCAGGAGATAGCGGCGCATGACTGATCCGGAAACCACTCCCCCCCAGGTTGCGTTCACGGACTCCTGGGGTCTGGTATTGGAGAACGCCGCCACTACCATCTCCAACTCCGACGCATTTCAAACGTGGGTTGGGCAGGACCCGGACGATCCCGACGCCGCGCAGGCCGCCAAGCAATCCGTGGTATTCGTGACAAACCTCGAGGAGGATCTCTCGCGGCCCTACGTGCTCATAGACCTGGACGGGATGTCCAAAGACAGCGTGTCCACCGGCACGGGCATAGACTTTCCCGGAACGCCTGCCGGGGACGTGACCTTGACATTCGAGGCGGAACTGGATTCGGACTACGTGGGCGATGCGCAGAATGCCTGCAAGAAATTCATGGCGGACGTGTTGGGAATCATCAAGGACCTGGAACTACTGAGCGGCACCGACACCAACTTGATTTTCCACCGCATCCAACCGGCGGCGCCGTGCGCGTTTTCCTCGAAGAAACAAGGTGAGGGCGTGGACTACTTCCAGTGGTCTTGGAGGCTATCGCTATGATCCATACCGTCTCGTTGGGCGTCAAGGTCACGGAAACCGGATGTACTCCAAAACTGATGAAGAAGGAGTTCAATGAGGTCATGCGCAATGCGTGGCGGATAACCGGGACGTTCTATCACAGCACCTTCATCGCGAAGCACTTCACGCATCGCGGCGCAACCGAGTACGGCTACAAGCCCCGAGTCAAGGGCTATGAGATGAAGAAACTTAAGGCCAAAGGGCACACCTATCCCCTTGTGTGGAGCGGAGAATCCAAACAGCAGGCGCTGGTCAAGGATATCAAGGAAAACCCCAAAGGCGTCAGGATCACGATCAATGCGCCGCACCTGGAAATCCGGCACAGGAAAAGCCCGATCAACATGGTGCGGGAAATGACAACGGTTTCGCAGGCGGAGATTGCGGAGTTGCAGCAGGTATTCGCGGAGGCCGTGGAAGTGGAGTTCAATTCGATGGAGCGCGAGCGGGGGCTGATGAACATGGGCAAACGCAACCCCAACGTCGCATCGCGAAGCGTATAAAGGAGATCGCAAATGGCAGTCACAACTCTTCACGTTCTACACGCGATGCTGTACGGCGCGTCCACCAAAATCGGCTGTATCACAAGCCAGACGATCACCCCGGCGTTCACGATGTCCGGCGGGATCGTAGGCGGCAACATCTATTCGTCCTTCAAGGGCATCGCGGGCTGCAAGGTTGCCGGCACCGTGACAACCAAGGACTTCGCGACGGCCTGGGGAGTTCACGGACTCACCGGCGCGGCTATTACGTCCGTCGGCTCGAACACGCTGAAACTCTACGCCGTGAAACTCCTTGACGGGGGAACCCGAACGGGCGGGTCAGTCCATCGTACTTATACCATCAACAAAGGTATCATCTTTCCAACGTCCACGCGCGCATCCCACCAGGGGGCGCTTGAACACACGATGGGAATTGCGATGGTCTATGACGGCACCAACGCGCCTTTCGTGGAGGCGGACACAGCGGCGGCGCAGACAGCCGTCACCGACAACATCGAATTCACCCTGGGCGGTATTACCATCGGCGCGTTCGCTACCGCGCAGGTCAAGGACGTTTCGATTGACTGGGGCGTAAACGTGGAGACATTCGGCGAGGGGTCGGATATCTACGACACGATGGCTTGTGTCACCACCATCAGCCCGAAGTTCACGATTCGCGGCCTCACGATTGACTGGGTGAAGTCGGCGGGCATCCCCCTGACTGGCAAGGCCTGCTTGAGCGCGAACACGAAGATCTATTTCCGCAAGCGGGCGAACGGCGGCGCGTTCGTGGCCGATGAGACTGCGGAGCATCTTTCGGTTGTCATTGACGGCTTGTGCACCGTATCGGAGGTCGCCGGGTTTGGGTCCAGCAACGCGCCGGGCGAATGCACGCTGAGCATTGAGGCCTCTCTCCCGTCGGGCGGCAGCGTGCCCTTGACGGTGAACGCGGCAACGGCAATCACGTAAGACAGAAGGAGCGCGGGCATGGCGGGGTTTCTCTACTTTCTTCCTGGGAAAAAAACGGTGCGCATCGCCGACCTGAATGAGGCCGGTCTGGGGTATGCGTTCGAGAAGCCGTCCGTCGCAAGCCGCGAAACACTGGAAGGTCCGGGCGGCCTCGCCGGCGCGGTTGCGGCCTCCGAGAAAGACATGGGGGACGCGCGAATCGGGTACTTCCCCGAGGAGCAGACATGGCGCAAGATTCCCGGCCTTGAGGCATGGGTTGGGTTCTATACGAAGATTCCGCCGGGTCCCGGCGATCTTGAACGAGCGGACGCCCTTCGAGGGCACCTAGTCCGGCTCGGAGATGGGCGAGAGTGGACGGCGCCCGTTGCGCGTGGATGGTCGGACTCAGATCCCGCGCGCTGGTACAATGCACTTCCCTCCGTTTCCACTCTCGACGATCAAGGGAACTGGACTCCCGGCGGAACAAGTCCACGCTACAAGGCGCTGTGGGCGCTTGCCGAATCCTGGTGGGATGCGTTCTGCGCGGCTCAAGCGGACGGCGCGGCAGCGCAAGAGTCCCATGCGGTGTTGGCGTTCGAGGGCATTCACAACGCAGCCCTGTACGCGCTGGCCGCCAACTACCGCCTGGGCAAGGCCGAAGTGGCGCTGCTTGGCCTCTTCGATGACGCCAACACAGTCGCGATCATGCACGCGCTGATTGACTGGCCGACGTTCAAGGAATGGGTAAAAAAAAACGAGGAGCGCGCTGGCTTGAATTCCGGCGCTGGCAGTTAGGGCTTGACAGGGGCTATCACCCCACGATTGCGGACCTGGCGATGTTGGATGAGATAGGCGGGATGTCCGATGCCGGTTAAACTCGAATTCACAGCGGACGATGCCAAGGCTCTCGCGGCTTTGCAGCGCCTTTCCTTGAAGCAAGACGAGACGATCAACAAACTCAAAGGCGGGATGCGCTCTTTGAAAGCCGAAACGAAAACCCTCGGCGATCAGAGCGACACGTCGTTTGGGTCCATGTACAATGGGGCCAAGAAAGTTCTCGGTGTCCTCGGCATCGGGATGGGGATTCACCAAGGGATTTCCAAGGCAATTGAACTCACAGAGTCTTGGTCGGAGCATTTGAGAGCGGTGGGGGATCGCGCGGCTAAAGCAGCGGGCGCGATGTTCAATCTTGCGATGCTCCAACAGCCCAATGAAATGAAGGGTCGAATCAAAGAGGCCGCAATGCTTGGCGCTCAATACGGAGTGCCAAGAACTGCGGCTCTCGATGTTGTGCAGGCGATGCAGTCTATGCCCGGGATCTCTTGGAAAGAAGCGCTCGCAATTTCTGAGCAGGTCTTTCTCGGGACAAAAGCGGGACTGAACGCCGAGGAAACCAAAGACTTTGTAGCGAGCATGCAGAACAGGGGAGAGCCAGCATGGATGGGCGCGTACCTCCCCTATGCGACTGGCAAGGCGTCCCCAAAATACGCCGGATTTATGACAAAGGCCGCGTCCGCTATGCCGTTTTGGCAAAACCCTAAGCTGGCAATGGCGGCGTCCGTCCCGATTATCCCAAACATGCTGGAAGAATATCCTACCTATCTGCGCCGGGCGGGGGCGGGCCTCACGGGCATCAACAAAGACACGGACGCTCTGTGGAAACGGCTCGGTGTAACAGGCGGGACACAGGAAGAAAAGTTGTCGGCAATGTATGGCGCCGGGATGACAACGCAGGAGTCTATGGCTCGCGCCGGATTTGGAAACGTGAGGGAGCAAGTCGGGCTTTCCTTGATCACCCAGAAATGGCCAGAGGTTATGGCTCTGAAAGCAAAGTTGGAAAGGGAGGCCAGCCCCGACTTCGTGAGGCAGGAGATTGAGCGCGTCGCGGGAAACGTACCTGCGGTGCGGCTGGCTCACGAGCAGGATAGGCAAAACGCGCTTCGCATTGCGGGGTTGACCGGATCCCCTACGGAAACGCGCGGGATGATTACGGACTTGGCGGATCAGGTTGCATCAAAGAGGATGGCGGACATCGAGGCAACGTTCCCAAAGGCGGACGAAGAAACGGGCAAGTTTAGTTGGTTTCAGAGAAATATATCACTACCGATACTCCACCCGCGGGTTGCCAGACAAAGGGATATCCAAGAAAAAACAGAGCTCTATGAGCAAGGGCTACTGACCCCGGTGCAGCAAGCACAACTGCGCGAGGGATTATCGGAGGAAATAGGGCGTGGCGTTTCTTTTGAGACGCGGACCTTGGATGAACTATTGCGGGTAATGCGGCAGATTGAATCCAACACATCCCCAACGAAAAAGAGCGGGCCGATTTCCCCAGGAGCAACTGAATAATGGGCTATCCATCAATCGGCTCTTACTCCGTGGAACTCGCTCAGATCCCTCTGGCGAATCCGGCGAACGCTGTGGAGCGGATCGAAGTCCCTGGTTCACATGGCGCGATTTTCCGGCGCATCGGATATCGGGCGCAACCCGCCACAATCGTCACGGAGAGTTACCACGCCAGCGCCTCCAATGCGCGGACGTTCTTCGCGAATCTTCAGGCGCTGCAAGGAACCAGCGTCACCGTCACGGACGCGAACAGCACCACATGGTCAAGCGTAAAGATTCTGGATGTCCGAATGACAGAGAACATCAACAAGGTTGTGAACTTCACGGGCGGGACCAATACCAGCGCGGGAACGGCGTATCGGCTGCGGTGTCAGATTGACGCCCTGCCCAACTATGTGTAGAGGGTAAGCGCATGGCAGTCACCATCACAAGTGATTATCTCTCGGGCAACGTTCGCTACATCGAATGGAGTTCCACGTTGGCATCGCCCACCTACTACATCTATGTGGACGGGCTTCTGAAGCAGACCACAACACAGACCGCCGTGCAACTTTACGTGGACCCCGGCACGGCTCCGGTTGTCCAGATACTCGACTCGACGGCCACGCCTGATCCGGCCTGGTCCGGGTTCAAGATGCTCTCCTGGTACGCGGAGCCTGACGCCGTGTCCTACGCGGTAGAGAGATTGGTGGATAGCGTATGGACGGCACAGGCCACAATTCTCAGCACGGGCGCTCCGGTCTACGAATGGCAAACGCCCTTCCTCGGGGATTGCGCCTTGCACCAGTTTCGAGTGACCGCAACGGACGCGCACGGCAACGCCAGCGCCCACGTACATTTCGACTGCTACATGATCCGGCACCCAAACCCGCCGGTTTGCGAGTACACCTATTCCAACGACGCGCACACGGTGACCATCAATGTTGGCTGATGATCTCAGGCTCTACAACTCCGGGGCGACAGCGGACGGCGAAGACCAAAGGGACGCCAGTCTGTGCCTTGGCGGGTATCGCGCGGGGACGATGGTCCAGCCCCTCGCGCATCGGCTGTTGAACGCGATAGCCGGAGTGCGGATTCTCTTTGCGTCCGGCGCAAACGGAGAAGGCGCGGGCCGTCTGGAAGCCACGGCAGCGAGTGCCCTGCGGTGGACGGCTCCCGGCGGCACAGCTGCCGGAGCGGCGGTCACGATCGCGAACGGGGAAACCAAGACGCTCTATGACGGCACGTCCGCCAACAAGTTCCTCATCGTGACCCGGACCACGGCGGTAACCCTGGGCGGATTCTCGACGGTCACTCTGGAATGGGCAGAGCGCAACGCCATTGGTTTTGACCACGCGCAGATATCGGGCACGGCGGACTATCGGCTTGTGGTGTTTCGGAACGAGGGCGCGGCGGAAATCACGCCCTCGGTCTATCTGGAAGCAACGGGGCTGGAGGTCGCCGCGGACGCGTGCGACCGGCACGGCATCTTTCGGGACATGAGTTTCTACGGAGACACGACCGCGCCGACGGGAAGCCTCTCATTCTCCGCGCCGTCTGTGGGTAGCCCGCTTTCGCTTGGGGCAATCGCGCCGCGCGGCTCCGTTGGGTTGTGGATCAAGCGAACTCCTGGTGCGGCGGTTTCCCTGGAAGTCTTGCAGAAGATCCACTGGACGTTTGGAGCGTTCGCCAACGTCACGGCGGGCACCCATGCGCTCTATGACGCGGCGCTGGAAACCTACCTTCTCTATCGCGGCGAGGACGTTGCGGCAGACCTGGACGGCGCGGCTTGGGAAACGTTCGCCGATGACCCGCACGTGACGGCGGACCTGGCGGCTGGCCATACCTATCATTTTGTGACGCGCGCGCGGAATCGCTTCGGGCTGATTTCCCAGAACATCGCGGAGTGGACCGTCACCGTGGACGCCGAGGGCAACCAAGACGCAACGCCCCCTACGGATCCAGTCGAGGTCACACTGTCCCCGGCGGCGGGCGGCGCCGTGCGCGTCCAGGCGAAGTACTTCTACCTCCCGGATGCAGCGGACGATCTTGACGCCGACACCTGGCTTGTCTATCTGACCTCGGATGGCGGCGCTCCAGACCCGGCGGTTGACACTCCGCATGAGGTCACGATCCCAAAGATTGACGGCATGGCGGCCCTCGACTACACGTCTGATGCTTTCACAGACGGCGCAACGATCAAGGCTCTTGTACGGACGCGGCGGACAGATATCACTCCGGCGACCTACGATGACGAGGGACATGAGTTGACTCCTGAGATCATCGCGCTGGTTGACTCCGTGAACGTGGACGTGTATTCCACCACGGCGGACGCCACTGGCCCGGGCGCGGTATACCCTGACGGGCAGTGCCTCACCTACAACACCGATGCGGCGTGGACGGCGGTATGGACGGGCGACGCCAGCAACTACATCGAAGCCGATAGCGAGCGCGAAGTCATGCGCTTCGTAGTTGGCGGAAACGTCGTGGCGGCAATAGGGCGGGCGCGAACGCTGTACCTCGCCGGGAACCTTCAGGAATCGGCCTTTCCCGACAACCTGGCAGTGGCGGACTATGTGACCCTCAGCGGCGGGGCGATTCTCTTCGCAGTCGGGACTACAACGAAGCGGCGCGTTGCGACACTGGACGGCTCTGGAAATCTGCGCGTGGGCGCGTTTCGGGAGATCAGTTCCTACCCTATTTCGTATGGGGTTTTCTCCGACCTAATCGAGTGGCATTCATCGGACAACACACTTGCTTTTTCTCTGGATTTTGGCGATACTGCGATTGCGCTTGTAGAGACGGAGAGCGCAGGAATTCACAACGGGAGAGTGCAGGTAAGGAGGGTTAGAGAAAATGCGTTACTTTGACAGAGGGACCATGTTGGTTGTTGGGCTGCTGCTACTTGCCACGGCGGCGTTTGGATCGGATGTTGACGAGGTACAATTCGGAAACGCGGGCACAGTTGACGGGACGGTTCACATTGACCGAACCTCGACAAGCAGCCTGCGCTTCAAGGACGGCGATTGCACGACGGTGAGCCTTTATCAGTTGGTGAACGGCATCGGCAACCTGGTGGAGCACGCGATGACGAATCCCCTTGGGCACTATGCGACGCCCAATACGGAGTTCTATGCGGACTCTTCGGGCGACATTCAGGAGCGTCCGTTTGGGACGCTTGGCTACATTATGCGGTCTTTGGGTACTGCCACGCCCCCATCGTGGCAGGCGCTCACCGCTACGATAATCACGGGCACGGCGAACCGGACGCTGTACATCAACGGCAGCGGGGCGGTGACGGAACTGGCGCACGGCACGGCGGGGTATTGGTACGGATCGAACGGCGCAACGTCCGCGCCGTCTTGGAAGTCTCAAGGCGCAATCGCACATGACAGTCTGGCCGGGGCGACAACGAGCACGATCCATACCGCTTACGTCCCGCATAGCCTGGCAACCGCTGCGAATGACTTCCTCGTGGCAAGCGGGAGCGGGGCGTGGGCGAAGCAGACCTTGGCGCAAGTCAAGACCACGCTGGGCTACGGCGCGGCGAACGGAGCGGCGACTCTGGACGCCAGTTTGACCGTGAATCAGAATCCCAAGAACGCTCAGACCACGGCGGCGGCGAGCAAGATTCCGATTGCGGGGTTGACCGGCGCTCTGGACATTGACTGGCTGCCTCATGCCCATACGGTACTGGACGGCGACACTAACCTGGTGGATGGCAACGCGGTTTTCGATTACGTGGCGGGCGAGTATGCCACGAAAGCCGATATCGCGGGGGATACGTTTACTGGGCCGGTCACGTTTGACGATACGATTTATGCAGTTGAAGTGAGCGGGCCTGGTGGACAACTAACCATCACAACCGACACC